CCCCGCCCCCCCTGAATACCTTCCCGACTGAAGAACACACAGCCTCGCGTATTCAGAGTCAATGGAAACCACACCACCATCGTTGACAACCGATAGTCCGTATCCCGCCATCAGTACCACCTCATGACAATCAGTCGCATTGTGCTGTGAGAAAACATCAGCCCGGCGTAACCATTGATGTAGTTTCTGACGTAGACAATTCCGTCAGCCATTTCTGTTTCGAGCTGTCGATCATCGGAGGCCGCTGCGCCGATTGGTAGAACAATGGCCACCGCGTTACTGGTGTTGCAGCCAGGCACCGAATATTGCTGAGTGCTTTTCCCTCCCGCGCCCGCAAACGAAACCACCGATGAGAGTACGATCCTCCACGTTGCGGTGTCGGTGTTGAACTGAAGGATTCCGTCGGCACCCCAGGTTCTCATTCCAAAACTCATGCGTTGAGATCCCCCAGTTGCACGCGCTTGACACCGTTGGCGTCGTAGACCTTCAGCGCGCTGTTGGTCATAGTCATGCGGCCAGCACCAGCAACGTTACCGTTGATTTCGAACACCCCAGCCTTAGTCAAGCGCCAGCCTGTAGTGCCGGCGATGTAGTTGTCAGACTGCAAGTTGTCGCCAATCTTCAGCATGTTGATTGAGCCGTTCTCGATAAACGCCGAGTTCATGAACACCTGGCCACCCTGTACCGCAAATGGAACCGAGATGGCGCCGCCGGCGATGGTGTTGACGATGGCGAAGCGATCAGCGCTCACCAGGAACTGGCTTTGCAGACCGGCGCCGGTGTTCTCGATGCCCAGGCCGATACCGGCGGCGACGTACTGCCCGCCCGCGGTGATCTGCATTTTCACCGACCACATGGTGCTCAGCTTGCCGGCCGTGTCGGCGTAAGCCGTAGACGTCTGCTGAATGGCCGCACTGTTCTGCTGGATCGCTGTACCGTTTTGCCCAACGGTGACGCTGAGCTGATCGATCTTTGTGGCCGTTGCCGACTGATTGGTGGCGACCACCTGCTCCAGTTCGGTAATATTCGCCGCGTTCTCGCCGATCTTCGCGTCAAAGGTGGTGATGCGCTGCGCGAACGCCTCGTTTTCCGAGGAGCGAACCTTGGATTCCGAAGCGATAGCCGCAGTGCTGGTCCAGCCTTTCATGGCATCGGCCAGGTCCCCTTCCCCGTTGTCGTCCCTGTAGGAAGCCCGCAACGCTTGGAACGCGGTCGCCTGCGCAGTGACAACACCGTCGAGCTCTGTGATATCGGCGGTGTTAAAGGCAACCTGTTGCGCCAGCCCGTTCGCCGTCTCGATTGACTCCCCGACATCCAGCCAGTAGGTCGCATTCGGCGGCGGGGTGTTGATTGGCACTTCGCCCTTGGACTGAAAGATTTTCCCATCTGCCACAACCATCTGGTCTTTCTCGTAGACCTGGTCCGGCTTGTAGGCGGACAGGCCATCGAGCGCGTCGATCTGGTCCTGAAGGCCGGGGATTTTGTTGATCTGGTCCAGCAGGTCCTGGCCCAGTTCCGTCTCTCCAATCTGACCGGCGATCATTTCCAAGATGGCCGCCGCGTCCGCGCTCGACTGCCCCATGACGCCAATCCCGATCGGGTACCAAGGCCCGATGTTGCCGATGCGATCTACCAACCGTGCCCAGAAGAAAAAGGTCACGCCCGCACGCAGCCCCAGCATCGAGAAATCGCTTTGCGGGTATGACAAGTCCGTGAGCTTGGTTGCTGCCTCCAGACTGGTCGTCGGGCCATACCAGATCTCCGTGCGCTGGGTATCCTCGGCTCCAGCCGGAAAGCCCCACTTCAGATAGATGCCGAACAGCAAAGGCGTGGCCGTCAGGAACGACACCGCCGGCGGCAAGCCTTCCTTGCCCTTGAGATTGGTCAGGATGGAGGCCCGCCAGATCGACGAGATGTCGAAGGCGCTCACAGCCCGGACTCGGGCCACGTAGGCACCAGCATAGATACCCACCACGTCGACACTGGTCATCCCGGTGCGCTGCAGCTTGATCCAGTTGCCGCTGTCCTTGCGCCACTCAACGTCATACCCGACGGAACCGTTCACTGCGGGCCAGGTAATCGTCATGGTGGCGACGGCAATGCCCTGGGACACGACCGAGTTCGACGTGACCGTCACGCTCGCCGGCGCGGGAACCACGGTGATCGGAATGACGCTGATCGGCCGTTCTTCCAGACGCGCACCGGTGTCGATGTAAGCGAACTTGCTTGGGTCGTATTGCAGCGCGCTGATTTCGAAGTCGCCTTCGGTCGTGCGCTTGGTGCGCAATACCCGATACAGCGGGATTGCCAGGTCGTCAGCATCCAGCGCCCACTGCAATTGCGGCAAGGGTGGTTCGCTGTAGTTGGTGGTCACGGTCACGGCGCGGCCGTTCACGCTCTGCACGGTGCGGCCTTCGGCGCGGCCACCCGGTAGGTTGATGATCAGGCGATCACCCGCCTTGGCCTGGGTGTCACGGTCCAGCGTCACAACTCGGCCCGCTGCGACAGAGATACGGCCGCCCACTTCGCGCCCCGCCAGCAGCGAGTCAGCCACTGGGATGATGTGCCCCGGAAGCGGAATCACACCCTCCATGCCAGTCTTGAACGAAACGGTCCGGTCCTGATTGTTGCTCAGGATTGCCCACTTGCCGCGGCGCTGGGCCTCGGATGCTCGCGTGCAACCGATGGCGCTCAGTTCGGTCGGTCGGTCGCCGTAGCGCCGTTGCAGATCCAAATCAGCGAATGGAATGACGTCAGTGTCGTAGTTGTTCGCCGGGTTGTCGTAACTGACCAGCGCCCGGGTGTACCGAGTCTTCGCCGAGGCACTGCCGTACGAGAACTTTCCGTCGATCACGTTGGCCCGGGTGAAGACGTAATCGAAGTCCTGCGCCCGCGGCATGTCGGCCTGCATCACCAGTTGGCCCTGGGCCCAGTAAGTCATGCCTCGATAGATCCCGGCGATATCGCGCAGCAACGACCAGGCGTCGGCCTTGCCCTGCAGGTTCATGTCGCACAGGAAGCGTGGCTCTACGCCGCCAAGGCCGTTCGGCACCAGCTGGTCGCAGTATTGCGCGATCCGGTAAAGCTCCCACTTGTCGACCATGAACGGCTTGATGCGTTTACCCAGGCCGAATCGGTCTTCAGTGCACACCCCGTAGGTGATCCACGCTGCGTTGTTGGTCCAGGCAGACTTCATGCTGCCGTCCCAAGTACCGGTGTAGGTACGGGCGATCGGATCGTAGTTGCTCGGCACCATCCAGCGCCGGGCGCGGCACCGCACAGTGACTGCTGGAATGTTGGTGAACTGCTCGGCGTCGAACTCAATGTAGAGCAGCGCGGTATTTGGATAGCGAAGCTTGGCGTCGATCACCTCGGTGTAACCGGCGATCAGCATGGTGTCGGCAATCTTGTTGCTGTTCTGGTTCGGGGTCAGCCGGCGCACACGGATCTGCCAGCCACTGGTGGCGTCCGGCAAATCGACACGGACAGACCGCTCGTACCGCGTGGTGGTCTTACCGTCCACAGCGTCAACGGCCACTTGCTGGTATGCGCCGCCATCGGTTGCCACGTCGATGGCGTACTCGATGCGGTAACCCACGACATTGCCTTCGTCGTCCTGACGTTGCAGTGCTGGCCAAGCGAGGCGGATGCGCGCGGCTGAGAGTTGGGTGTTGCTGATCGAGCGAACCCACGGTGCATCGCTGCGCAGTTCGACGTTCAGCGAGGTCTCGTTCTCAACGGACGGAATACCTGGGATATAGGTCTGGTCCACGGAACCAGGACGCCAATCCCATTTCACGTTCGGGAAGTTGTAGTTGCCGCTGGCGTCCCGGATCGGCGTGTTGTCGAGGAAGATGCTGTAGTCGGTCGGGACTTCGTCGAACTCACCCTCGCCCACGGCGATCAGGATCTTGGCCAGGTTTGTCGAGCGCAGGCTGTCGCTGGCTTCGGTCGGAGACTTGGGCTTGCTGCTGCCGCCCTTCTCGCCATGGATGTCGTTCTTCAGTGCTGCGCCCATGCATTCCTCCAGGCGAAAAAAAACCGCCTCATGGGCGGCCTGCTTGCTGTGTGCTGACTACGCTTTGTCTTCTGCGTAGATCGATGCAGAAATGATCATGCCGCCCCAGCGGCGATCACCGATACAGATCGGTACCGGGTTGCCGCTGGCCGTGGTGTTCTTGGCGCTGCCGAAGGCGTAGGACGGTGAGTTTTCAGGGGAAGCACTCTGCTTGAGGCCTGACGCCTGCGGGCTGAGCATTTGGATAACACCGCCGGCGATCAGACCAATACCCGCCGGAGTCAAATACGGCGCGGTCACCGGAAACACGTAGGAGATAGCGAGCAACACCACGCCCACCACCGTCTGCAAAACACCTCCGCGCTTACTTCCCTCAACCACTGGGATAATCCGCAGCTCACGGGTGCCACCTAGTTCAAAGTCCGCCTCGCCCACATTTTTACGGTTCCGAAACACAGCGAAACGCATACCTAAAGAGGCCAGACGCTTAATCTCTTGCTCGAATCCCTCAATGGTGCAATTCAACGCTTTGAACACCTCGCGAGATGTCCCTGTGTCGATTTGCCTCCGATGATCTCTACCAAACTTTCTGGCGAGGGATCCAGAAAGCTTGACCGTGGTCATGCTGGTGGCGAACGAAACGGCAGCGGCCATGATTTATCCTTTCATAAAAAACCGCCTTTCGGCGGCTTGTGTTTATCGGCACTTCTGAAGGGAGTCCCGCAATCCTCCGCGCCCCAGTTGAGACCAAGCAACTCGTTGGTAAAGTTTTGCGACGCTACCCGACTTGGCCTGGCTTATATCCAACACATCGTCAGTTTGCTGCGCGAAACCGTTGACGAGCCGATAGCCGGTTGATGTTTCGGTCATGCTGGCATTCGAGTTGTGCTCCTGCCATTCAGGGAAAACACAAAGCGCAAAGGCTTTCGGAGTCTTCGCAGACACCACAGTGACTGCCGGGGCCGACGACATCAAATCAGATGGCGACGAGCACCCCGCCAGCAAAGCCATCGCCAACGCTCCAACGATAAATTTCATTCGGGTCACTCCTGTGGAAAGGACTGCAATGTAGCACCGGGAAGGCAGAAACGAAAAAGCCCAGCGATTGGCTGGGCTCTGCGTGTAGGTTTAGCTTCATCTGCTATATCAGGCTGTGACCATCCGATCTAACAGGCGGCGTAATGCACCATTTCCAAGCTCTTCCAGACTGGTGTCGATAGGTCGATGCCAGTGATAAAGGAAGTCTTCGAGATATTCACGATCGATCTCATGCGTCACGATCGCGACGGAGACCTCTACTAGATCATTGTCCGGAGCGGTCAGTTCGTAACCGTTCAGAAGCATAAAAATAGAAGCAGCTACAGCCGCCGTCCGCTTGTTGGCGTTATGAAATGCATGGTTTCTTGCCAAGCTTTCGAACAAAACTGAAGCCAGCGTAATGACGTCTTCTGTTTGCCCGTAGTACCGGTGCTGGCAGGGACTCTGCTGGGCCCTGTGAAGTGCGTCGACATTAAAAACCCCGGATATCTCTTCCGGGGTTTTCATGGCGATCAACCTTGCGTTAATTTCCGTAAGATCATCTACGGTCAACCAACGTATTCCTTTACGTTTAACAGGCATCGATTATCGCTTAGCAAGCTCTTCAATGGCGCGCTCGAAGCGCTCGAAGGTAATGGCGAATGCTTGATTCACCTGTTCAACCTGGTCACCCATATCCGGACGCGCTCTGACGACGTCTTTTTTCCGGGATGGTAAATCGAATTTTGGTCGGGTCTTCATTTGTGCGGACATGGTCTTCTCTCCTAAGGGGCAAGCTCCGTGCGTGCCAACTCAAAGCACTGCTCTGAGGATCCGGTTAGTTTTCCTACACCGGCTGACCCCCTGCAGGGGTCAAGTGGCGCGAATCATATCCACTAAGACGTTACCTGTCACTGTTAATTCCGTTGCGTTTTCTCTATCGACGTGATTGGTTTTCGCCAAAAAACCGGCGTATTCGCGCTCTACTCACCCAGCATTACCGTCTAAATTGTAGATAACTCTACGCTTTTATGCCTAAGGACGAGCCTTGTGCGTTCCAGCCACGGACCACCAAAAATAATAATTTCCGATGGCCTGCCGTACATGTGGTGTAGCAGAAAAGGGCCTGGGCCGCGAATATTACTTTCCTCGCCAGGCAATGCGGCGTTAACGCCGAGGAAAATCCCGGCGTGGTTCGGGTAAACCGTCCTGCCCACTTCCATCACGACCAAATCACCGCGCTGTGGCAGGTCGACCTTATAGAAGCCGGCCGCCTCGTAGTTCGCCTCGTAAAGACTGGTGTTGTCTTTACTCTCCCACCAGCCATCAGCGCGCCTGAAGGCTTCGAACTCCAGCCCCCACTCGCGCTTGTACCAATCGGCACAGACCTGCCAGCAGTCCCAGGCGCCGTGCACAAATGGCCGCTTCAGCAAAGGGACATCGCCAATCGGCATCACCGTACGCAGGTCACCTTCCGGCCAGCTGAGGATGTGCCAGGGCATGGCAGTCGCTTCGCACATGGCCAGGTCACGCGGTGAAGGTCGACTGGTTGCGTCCGGATGTGAATGAACAACGCCAATGACTTCACCGATATCCTCGGCCGCAGCGTACTGCTCAGGATCAATCCGGAACTCTTCGTTTGGTTCTGTTGCGATGTTCAAGCACGGAAAATACTGTTGCTTGCGCCCGACTCCCAGCAGCAGCCCGCAGGACTCTTTCGGGTACTCGGCCGCAGCGTGCGCCTGAATGGCGTTCAAAATGTGCTTACGCATGGTCAGCTCCTGGCAATTAATGAAACGGCCGGGAAGCCGCCGAATGGCAATGGGTTGCCTTCGCCGAAGCGTGGGATGCAACCCCGGCCCAATGTGGCGTCACATTCATCCAGCTCAGGATTATCGGTGACGACGCCGTCCTTGGTGACGTATGACCCTGTGTAGCCGCAGTTTGGCCCACGGTAACCGCCGGTGAGGCACCAGTGGCAAAGCGTTGTTGCCTGCCGCCCGATGGATTCGTTACCGACGTCGCCCGGGCTGGCCAACTCCCAGCTGACCGTCTCCCCGTCTTCGTTCGTCTTCTGGTCGATGTACCAGACCTCGATCGTCTCTTGGGTTGGGTCTGCTGTCGGGTTGCCGGCCGGAAAGTTTGCAGCATCGAGGTACGAGCCCAGCGTGTGGTGCATCGTCAACTTGAACTCAAGCAGGTCGGCGAACGCCAGGCACAGCGCGGTAATGCGTCCATTGACGTTGCCGACAGACAAAGTCGGCCGCACCGCGGTGCCGTCGCCGTTTGCTTCGATGCCGTCGATCTGCATCGGCCAGGCGCCATATTCATTGCCCTGCCAGTAGATCGCTTTCGCCGGCAACAGATCAGCATCAGGGCCGGCGGCGATTATCTCGGCCGACGTGTGCGGGATTGAGTGGCCATGAAAACGCAGAACATCCGCGCCATAGTCACTGCCGTCCAATTCAAAGAGCAGAACTTCGCTGCCAGGCTCAAGGACCTGGATATCGCTGATCAGCGGCATGAACGCCCCTTATGGAAGGAATGACTGGGTGAAGGTGGTGTTGAGGGTAAAAATTCCAGCACCATTCGGGGTTATGGTCGGCGCCGTAGCCCGGAAGAAGCTCAGCTGGCCAAGTGGGGGCGTCCACAGAAAAGACTGGAAGCCGCCGTGCCTATCAAGAAACGCCTTGATATCCACAGCGACTGCTTCGCCAACAACAAAAGTGAGGGGCCAACTATCGACCTTGTTGTTTATCCCATCCCCTACGACCTGCTCGTAACCGTTCCCGAATTTCGAAGCACGTACCCGATACTCTGGGGTACTGGTCGGCTCCACTTTCGGGCACCAGATGAAGGTTTCAACGGCCATTTACGAGCCTCCAGATTTGCCCACCGACTTGCAGTTCTTTCGCAATTTCCTGCTGAGCTCCGCGTTTGGCCACATCGGCGTACGCTTGCCCAAGAGCCTGCGTGTCCTGTTGTGATGCAGTTCCACCACCAGAATCAGCGACCTGAATCGTTTGCTGAATCAGCACCTGGTTGGAGCTCAACGAGCCTCCGCCCCCGCCAATGGCTTTCACCCCCAGCGAACCATCGGCGGTTCGAGTCAGAGGCATAATCGCCTCGTCCCCAGCCTCACCCATGATGCCGATGTCGCCGCCAGCCATGCCGAACGCTGTCGGTTTGCTGACCACACCGTTGGTGAAGGCACCACCATTGGAGAACATTTGTACTCCACCCGACCAAGCGCCACCTTTGGCCTGAATGCTGCCAGGTGAAAAGCCTGAAAGGTCGCCGCTGTAACCTGCTTGAGTCGCCCCGGCAGAAGCCGTCGCTCCGGAACCACCGCCGAAATAACTCGCACCAGCACCCACCAAGCTGCTCAGCAAAGCCGAACTGGCCTGCCGTGTAGCGATGCGCGCCATGTCGGCCAGGATTGATTTGGTGAAGTCCGCGAAGGACAGTTTCCCGGTCATCGCGAAATTGACGATTGCGTCTTCCATGGAGCTGAAGGCATCACCGAACAGACTGCGGGTCTGGCCTGCAACATCCTTGGCGCTGTCGAGATAGTCCTCCCAAGCCCCGCGCGCGCCATTTGTCCAATCGGACTGGGCAGCGTCCATCTGCGCCCAGCCCTCTTCCATAGCCGCGATCTGTTTTGGCAGATACTGATTGGTCAGGTCGATCTGATCCTGAAGCGCTTTGCGCTGCTGGTCGGTCGTGGCTGTCGCGAGCTCCGTGCGAAGAGAAAGAACCTGGTCATTGGTTTGGCGCTCCAGTTCGAGGCGCTCCATATACCGATCGGATTCTTTGCTCCCCATCCCTACCGCGGCGGCCTGGGCAGCGTATTGCTCCCTCTGGTTGTTCAGTTGCCGCTCAAGATCCGCCTGATACTGGAGTGCCTGCGAAAGTCCGTTGGCCGAATTGACCGCCTCGTTGAACTGGCTGGCAAGCCATGCGGTGGCCTGGCCGTATTCCTGTTTGGTTATTTTTCCGTTCTTGAGCAGAAGGTCGATTTGAATCGTCTGCTTCCTGAACTCATCAGCAGCGGAGCTCACCGGGTCGTAGGTCTGGCGCAGCTGATCAAATGCCGTCGCGGCTTGCTTCAGCTGCTCCTTGAGTTTGTTCTGCGCTTCCGTTGCGGACTTGGTTGTGCCGTTTAGCTGAGAGACTTGCTTATCGATGGCGGCAATCGCCCGGGCATACCGGTCGGCGTTGGCCGGGTCCTTCCCCATGGCCGCGACCAGTGAAGCCCGATCCTCCTCCAGCTTGTTCAGCTTGTCATAGGAATCGAGCAGCTTCGTAGTGGCGATGGTGGTGCCGGTCCGGGCAGCAACTACCTTTTGCTCCTGTTGCTCGACCTGCTTGTTCCCCTCGACGAGTTTTTTGTCACCCCAGCCGCGCAAGTCGGTGTATGCCTTATAGCTTGCCAGACGCTCATCGGAAGCCTTCTTCGCCGCCTGAAGGTCCTGCCCAAAAAGATCGCCGACAAACAACGTTGGGTTGGCCGCGAACTTATTCAGTCCACCATCAGCCTTGTTGTACGCGTCCAGTGAACGGTTGGTACTTTCTTCGCTGGCCACCCCGGCGAGATGCTGTGTTTTTTTATCGCTCGAAAAGAATGAGGTGACGTACTCCAGGTCTCCCATCATTTTGCGTAGGTCATTTGGCAGTTGGGCCAAACCTGTCGCGGCTGCGCCGGTCAACTTCACGACCAATGCCGCTAGATCAGCCATTCCCTGCTGAAAGCCTGGATCCTTGACGATGTCGCGCAAGCCGTCGAGTGAGTTTTGAAGCGGACTCATATCGACGTTAGCGAGGCCGGACACGAACTCGTTCCGGAGCCCCTGTGCCTGGCCCTGCAAATCCTGAATGATCTCGTTTGCCCGCACGAGATTCGCGATCTGCTGGGGGTCCATCGCAATGCCAAAATCTTTGGCTTGGGCGAGATATTTGCGCAGGCTCTCACCACCCTTATCAAGCAGCGGCAGCATGCGCGAAAGGTCGTTACCGAAGCTTTCGAGAATGTTGATCTTCTCAGACTGTGTTGCCACAGACTTGAGCCCATCGGCGATGGCCAGCAACTGCTTGTCCGGTGACATCGCCGCCAAGCTCTCTGCCGATAGCCCGAGCTTTTTGAGCCCTTCGATCGCCTCCCCGCCGCCAGTAATAACCGCATCACCGATCTTGTCCCCGATATCCTTGAAGATATCGGCCATCTTGTCGCCACTCAGGCCTGCTCGTTCAGCGGCGTACTGCCACTGCTGCAGGACACCGGTGCCGATACCCAGGGACTTTGCCCAGCGGTCCGTCTCGGTGGTGGCCGCCGCCGTATTTTTCAGCATCACCAGCGAAGCGGTACCAACGCCGAGAGTCGCGGTCACCACGGTGGCCAACGCACCGCCAATCTTCTTGCCCGCCTCTTCAGCGCGGGCCTGCATTTCCTTCATTCGCTTTTCGGTGACGCGGCCGGCCTTATCCATGCCCTGCTCGAAGCCGCCGATGCGGGCGATCAAGTCCAGCGTCAGTGTGCCAAGCGAACGGGTTGCCATGGGTTACTTCCTGTTGATAGCCGGGTCAGACCCATTCGGCCATTGCCGTTTCGAGCGAGACGCCTGTTTTTTGGTGATGTGGCATGAAGTCGACCAACTCTGCGTTGCCGCCGCCCATTCGATGAACTTGCAGCGCAACGATCGCGCCCATCTGTTCGGCGCGGGACGCCAGGTTGAAACTGCCGTGCTTATTTCGGTAGGCAACCCAGGCCATAGCCTCGGCATAGCTGATGCTGGCTTTGGCTTCTGTAACGGTTCGCCCGCCGACTCCGTTCAGCACGAGTTCGTGCCAAAACTCATCGGCGGCCGTCAGTTTTTTACGCGGTCCGCCCCGGTGTTGTTCACCTCGTGGACGGCGCCAAGAATCGCCCAACCCAGACCAGGATCAAGCCGATAGGCATCCTCGTAAGGAATTGCCTCTTCGCCTTTTGGCCCGAGCGTCACGCAGGTGGAGATGTACTTGGCGTTGCGGCTCTGCTCTGTTTCGTTGGAGGAGAACAGATGCTCGATCATGCCGAACGATTGAGGCATGACATGGATGAAGAACTTGTCCTCGATCGGCTTGCCCTTGCTGTCTGTGTGTTTCCAGACAACACCCTTCTTCACCATGGCGCCGCCGACAATACCGCCGGCGGCTTTCAATTGACTCAGGTTCATGAGGCGCCCTTACGTAGTTTTCTTGATCCAGGCGGAGCCGCCCGAACGCTGGATGGTTGCGGTGGTGGTCACGACGGTGTTGGCCGCGAACGAGAACGGGAAGTCGGAGACGTAGCCCTCGAACACAAACCAGGTGCGCGTGGCTGGCAATTCAAAGTCATCACCACCGACATCAAGCGTTGGGGGTTCGGTACCGTCCGACCAGCCCACCGCCCACTTCACGCTGGTATCGCCATCGGCCTCGGAAAGCTGATGCATGCGAATGTGACTGGCGTTGTTGGGATCGGCGTTCAGGCCCAGCGATGCTTGGCCAGGGGTGCGCAGACCTTTTTTGTAGCTGCGCTCCTTGGCACTCAGGCACGTGTCTTCGATTTGGTCGGCCGGCGCGCCACCCGGATCGAACGTGGTGGCGCACTCGACTTCCATGACAGTCAACGGGCCGGTGCCGGTCAGTGGTGGAACAAGGGCAAATACCTGCGTGCCCTGGGTGAGAATGGACATAGGTGTCTCCTGCGGACGAAAAAAAACCCGCACATGGCGGGTAGGTTTGGGGCTTGGTTATCTGCGGACGATCCAGTCCACGTCGAAGCTGTATCGGTACAGGCCTGTCTCCGCGTCCTTGGTTTCACCGTTGTAATTGGTAATGGTCGCGGCCAGTTCCACCGCGTATTCGATGGCATGCCCAGCTGCACGAGCAGCCGACGCTGTCGACGCGTACACATCGATCTGTAGGCCGTAAGCCTCGGTGTCTGGCCTGCCCGCGAGGAAGTTCTCTGGCGATCCGTTGATGACTTGCCAGACGCAATAAGTACCAACTGGCGTATCTGGAGCAATACCGAACAGATACAGGCGCGTCGGGTTCGTACCGAGCAATGCCGTCACTGCTGGATCAGCTGCCGCGACCTGAAAAATCGGTGGGTACTTCATTTGATTGCCTTTCTTGTGGCGCGTTTGATGGCGCGATCAATGGCTTTTTCAAACTCAGAAACCAGCAGGGTGGTAGCCGCGCCAACGTTTTCAGCGAGCGCGCTGCGCATAAATGGCTGTGCCGCCATCTTGGATGTTCCGAACTCTAGAAAGCGCCAATAGAAGGTGTCGCCACCGGGGTTCCCGCTATCCCCACCAATCTCGTAGGTACCGCCTTTCCTGCCGCGCCGAGTGTGGTAGTTCCTTTTTTCCTTTGCTCCGCCCAAAACTCCGATGCGAAACCCAAGGTCGCCGGTGCGCTTGAAAAGCGTCCCGTTCCATCGAATTGCAATATTCTTTGCGATTTCAGTGGCTGTCTCCGGATCGTTCAACCGAAGCGCACTTTGCCGCGCCGACTCCGCCACAAGTTGCGCAGCCTTCCGCAGAGCAGCCCGGCCGCCTTTGCGTTTGACGTCATAGCTGACCGCTTCAAGCTTTCCCAGCACTGAGTCAAGTCCGCTGATTTTGAACTCGACGACCTCAGCCATCACTGACCCCTTCGCTACATGGCAGCGTCAGATATTCCAGCCCGCTTTCCCGATCAGCCAGCACACCCTCGATCACATAGATCTTGTCGCGATGGAGTATGCGCATCGTCGCGTTTACGCCTGGGCGATATCGGATAACGATGCGAGCCGAGACTTTGGATTGTTCGGCGGCCGCGGTGATGAACTCACGCGCAGAGAGTGGCTCGATACTGGACGGCACTTTTGCCCAGGCTTCCACCCACGTTCTGACCATCTCCCCGGTTGCGGGATCCTGTACGTAAACAGGGCTCTCAATTGTGATTCGGTTTCGGAGCTTGCCTGCTCTCATCAGACACCCATCCCGACGCGATAAGGCGTCAGCAGGGACTTGGAAGCCAGAGGCAACTCTGTCGAAATGGTGCCTGTAACGACCTCTTCACGGTTGGCGAACAGGTGACCAAGTTTTAGCAGGCAGGCCGATTGGATACTGGCGTTGAGGACCATTCCACGAGCAACCCGGGTCGCCGCATCAAGTGATTCTTTAAAAGCGAAATTCGCGTCCGCCATCGACTCGCACCGTAATAGGTGATCATCTATCAGCGCGGCAGCGACCATGTCAGCGTCATATCTGAGACGCGCTGTGTTTCGTGATGCGGGCACTTGCAAGCGCGCAGCATCAAGGGAAGCCTGATCAACAAAGAACGAGCGCTGGAGATAGGCCATCGCCGCGTCTTCGGCCCCATCTAGTTGCGACTGGACGAGATCCTGATCCTCCGGCTCGGCCAAAAGGTGCTTCATCGCCAATTCGATGTTGATCACGCTCATGATTATTTAGCCTTGTTTTTCAGCTCGGGTTTCGGCTTTTGGCTGGCCTCTGGAGCAGCTTTGTTATCCGCTTCCTTGGCCTGTTTGTTTTCGGGTTCGGCCGCCTGCTTCACGTCGTAATCCTCAATCAAACCGTTACGGTGAAGCTCCTTGGCGCGGAACTCATCGACGGTAATGTCACGGCCCTTCTTCACGTACTCATGACCGTTAAGAAAGCCCTTTTTGGTTGTCACTTCGATATCTGGCATTAGCACACACGCCCGGTCACCCGGGCGCGCTCCTTGGATGATTGAGGAATTACGGCGTTGGGTCTTCGAACTCGCCGTGCACGAACGATTCAGGACGGTACACCGCCAGCGCCAGGCGCTCTTCGGCACGGATGGTGACCATGTTGGTACGGAAGTTGTCGCCGTCTTCGGTCGAAACCTCGACAGCAGCGTCTTCGCGGTCGAACACCTGGGCAGCGATGTTCATTGCGCCAACCAGGAACTCGCCTTCAGGTACAGCATTGCTGTCCACCACCGGCAACTTCCAGAGACGCTGGACGCCGCCTTCTTGGACGTTGACCCAGATGTAGGAGCCGGTGCTGTCCTTGGTCAGCTCGATATCTGCCCAGTCGACCGGGTTCAGCGCGATCGCCGAAGCGCGGTATTCAGCGACCCGCACTTGCAGGATCGCGCGGCGCAGAGTGTCGATCTTGGTGTCGCCTGCTTTGCGCAGCGCTTCGTTGAAAGTGGTGGCTTGCGGGATCAGGCCCAACAGGTTCTGGCCAGTGCCGTCGCCAGCGAGGATTTGCTCTTCTTCTTTGTACTTCAGGCCGTAGATAGCACGGCCGTTGATGTAGCTCTGCAGCAAAGGGATGTCCGACAGGACCTGCTTCGATGCTTTGAACCAGTGAGCGATGGTTTTGACAGTGGTGGTGACCATGCCAAACGACAGGTCGGACTGGGCCTTCAGCGCGCCCTCGCCTGCCTGAGGTGCTGCCATGTTCTGGAAGCCGGTCTCTTGCACGAATTCAACCGCGTTGGAAGCGGTTCGGCCAGGCATGATCAGATCGCGGATCGTGAACTGACGCTCGGGATCGGTGATGATTCCCGCGACGCGAGTTGGCTGGATGCCCACACCGACGCCGCCAGTGCCAGTGGTGGCGCTGGTGATGTTGGTTACGGCCTTCAGGTTCAGGCGCGCAATACCGCGACCCTTGGTGGTCAGTGCTTGGTAGTCGTCCGACTCCGACAGCTGTTCGCCGACGGACTTCTGCTCACTCGGATCGTTCGCGGAGAAGCGGCGCGCCAGCTTCTGCTCGATGTCCTGAAAGCGATCCTGCAGGGCCAGACCATCCTTCACCAGACCATCCAAAATGGTCTTGGTCTCCGTCAGGATGGTGCCGTGCTCCTTGATTTCCTTGTTGGCTTTTTCAGCAAACAGCTTGATCTCTTGGTCGCGCTGATCAAGAAGATCGTTGACCGCTTTCAGCTGGATCTTGTCGTCTGCATGCTCCTTACGGTGCATCTGACGGTCTTCGGCGCGAGCCTGGTTGCTCATGGCGTTATGCATGGTGAATCCTCAAAACGAAGGGAGGGACAGTGCTGGGCGCGACTTGAGCGCCTCGACCACTTCAATTGCTGCCAGGTCGCCCGCGGACTCGCTCCGGAGCAGATGCTGCAGTCCGCGATTGGC